GACAGTTCAAGCGTTCAATATTGCCCTACATCTCATGGACAAGTTTTATGGGTTCAAGCATCGAAAGGCGCGTGCAGCGCTGATGAGGTCAATAACCTGTAGTACCATTGTTTGTGGTGAGCTTGTTGTGAAGACTATGAAAGGAAACAAGTCTGGCAATGCTGGAACTGACGTGCTCAACTCAATAGCTAATTGGTATAACATGCTTGTTGCATTCGTATTTTGTCAGAGGGCAGTGGGACTGCCGAAGGATATTAGGCAGTTCGATGAACATGTCAGGTGTTTGACATATGGAGATGATGTCATTGCAACGGTCTCTCCTGCTGTGCTACCATGGTACAATCGTGTGACGATTAAAACGTACCTTGAAGCTTTCGGATATGAGGTGACTTCAGCGGCTAAGGATGGAGTCGATAGTCCTCATGAGCGAGTGGAGGAGTTGCAGTTTCTTAAACGAACGTTTACTCCCCGTGGAGCGCTTGTCGCAGCTCCACTACCGAAGGCGGTAATCGCCAGAGAGCTACAATGGCAAAAGAAGAGGAATGACGGCAATCAAGAGATCATGCAAATGAAAGTTGACGTCGCCTTGCTGATGATGGCACACCATGGTCCCGAGGATTTCCAGCGCCTGAGGGACCAGTTGCAAGAGCTGGGATGGCAGAGCAAGCTTACGTACAAGGAATGGTACCGTAAAACGCTCGAGCTACAAGAAATCGCCAAAGTTGAGAGAGTCCGCGATGTTGAAATCTTCGACAACGTCGCGTTCTACTTTGGTGATTCCCAAACTGATTATGAGTTTCAGTTGGGTTTCGAGGATGAATTGAGTCAGGTGATCGCTGACTCTCTTAAGGAGTGATCAATCTAAACGACTATCTACGGACTTTGATTTAAGGAAATGTATATAGGTGTGTATGAGTTTTTGTTTTATTGACTTTTCTTGTATATTTGTTGTTATAAGTGAATTAATTCTATGTATTAACGGGTTGAGATTCTCCTCGTATTGTACTAAGTTGGGTTGAGATTCTCCCCTTCAGTGTATTAATTTAGTGACGCCAGTTAATTCTGGCCGGTGCCGGCTGAATCCGGTGTTTGTATAAGTTGGGTTGAGATTCTCCCCTTCAGAGTATTATTTCAGCGCTTTTATTGTTATAGCAGAACTATATGTATGTATAGCAACTAATGTTTTAATTTGAATTAGTGATAATTGTGTGACACCAGTGGATTCTGGTCGGTGCGGGCTGAACCCCGTGGTGGCTATCTTGAGTGTGAGAACATCAAGACCCACCTTAATAGTAGTAATGTTAATCATTCTATATATCTATTAATCGTGCGTTGATTAAACCCTTGATGACTATTGTGTAATTGTATTTACTCGTTTTGCCTATGCCTTATCTTGCTTGTGTTGTATAAGTTTGTTTTTGAATTTGGTGGTGGTATTGCTGGCATTAGTGTGCGTGCGTGTGTGTGA